ATTGCTCTCTACAAGGCACTAAAGGATGTGTTGAATGAATACACTCCTTATGAGAAGGTATACATTGTTCGTTCACTGGTTGCCACCAGAGAGATTGGTTTCCTTCCTGGAGACCATGAAGATAAGTCCAACCTTTACCAAATTCCCTACAAGAATATGGTAAAATATATGTTCCAGATGCCAGACGAGAATTCGTTTGAAGCATTGTATGCAAATCTGAGAGCACAGGAAACTATCTCTTTCTGGTCTACCTCATTCGTCCGTGGTGTTACTATGGATGATTGCATCATTATTGTTGACGAGTTTTCCAACCTCAACTTCCACGAGCTTGACTCAATGATCACTAGGGTTGGTGAAAACTGTCGCATCATTTTCTCTGGAGACTATTTCCAGTCTGACTTGGTTAAAAATTGGGAGAAAGATGGAGTCCTAGACTTCATGAAGATCCTAAAGAATATGCCCTCCTTTACCTGCACTGAGTTTGGTATTGATGACATTGTTAGATCTGGACTTGTCAAAGAGTATCTGGTAAGTAAAATCAGTCTAGGTTATTGATTCATTATGTTTGATTATGTTGGTCCCCCTTGTGAAATCCCTGAATTAGAATCTAGGACACTCACCCAGGGTCGTTTCTATAAACTTGACGGCACCTGGGTGCCTTCTGTCACCACAGTTATTGGACATCAGTCCAAGGCAGGCATCCTTGCCTGGCAACAACGTGTTGGACACACTGAAGCAGAGAAGATCCGAATGGCATCTTCTTGGAGAGGCACGAAATTCCACAATTTAGTTGAGTCTTATCTTCGTAATGAGTATACGGAGATGTATAAGAAATCACTTAAACCTGAGGAAGGTCAAGGTCTTACCAACTACCTTTTCAGGGCTGCTCGTAAGGATCTTGATCGGATCAATAACATTCACCTTATTGAATCCCCTCTTCACTCTGCTGCTCTCGGTCTTGCTGGTCGTGTTGACTGTCTTGCTGAGTTTGATGGTGAGCTTGCTGTAATTGACTTCAAGACTACCAAGGAATTGAAGAAGACTAAATACCTAGAGAATTATTTCGTCCAGTGCTCAGCATATGCATACATGTATTATGAGCATACTGGTTTAGAGGTTGATAAACTTGTCATTATCTCTGTTTCTGAAAGCGGAGAGATGCAGGTTGAGCAACGATATAACAAAGAAGATTATGTAAACACCTTGATTGATTACATCAAGGAGTATCGTGAGTATGTTAAGTCCCTATGAAAGATACATTCCTAGGTATACCCTTCTATAGATTCTATTATCCTGGTGATGTAGAATATGTTGCCGATGAAATGTCCAAGTTGGAATGGATTCGCAACGATACAAATTATATCTGGGGTGGCATCAAACAAAATGCAAAGGGTCAAGACATGCACACCCTTCCTCAATTCAAAGATCTATTTGATTGGATCAATGAATGCCTAGAGGAAGTCCGACAAGACATAGCACCACATGCAGAGAAAATGACTCTGGTTTCATCTTGGGCAAACAAGAATGATCCTGGTGACTATTTCTTTGACCACACCCACCCCAACTGCTTCCTGTCTAGCAATTACTATGCAACAGGAGAGCCACAAGACAAGACGGTGTGGTTGTATCCCAATCCTTACTACTCGGCAACGAATATTAGTCCCTTCGGTGACTATACTGACTTCAAATATCACCTCACACATGAGGAGCCTACTGAGCCTGGAAAGTTTATAGTATTTCCACCCACAATTAGGCATTATGCACAACCAAACACAACAAGTATGCCTAGAATGACCATTGCTGCTAACGCTTTTCCGTCAGGTCTGATAGAATCTGGTGGAGTCTCTAGAATGAGACTGGAGGTCCTGCCCAATGGATGAACTTGAAAAGGAATTTATGACACAAGGCAAATTTACATCATTAGTTGAAGAGTTAGTGAAAGATAGTGGTGGTCTGTTGAATTACATTGAGGCAGTCACCACAATTTGTGAGGAATATGAGATCGAAATTGAGATCGTTAACAAACTAATCTCTCGTCCTCTGAAGGACAAACTCAAATGGGATGCACAAAAACTCAATTATGTAAAACGAACAAGTAGAGGAGTGTTACCATTGTGAGTGACAGTTTTTTCCAGACAGAGCAGGTAGCAAAAGAGATGGAAGACATCCAGACTACCTACACAGATCTGCTCAAGATGTCTGCAGGTCTTAAAGACTTCAACCCCCAACAAAAATTGGATCATATTGAGAAGACTCTTGAGTTAATTGCCAAGCAGAAAGTCTTCTATGCTCGTCTTGCCCTTGCTTCCCACGAGCCAGGGACACAAGAAGAAGTGTCCTTCGTCAAGGATCGAGTGGACAAGATGTCTGAGATCTATTCTGGCGGAATGAATCTCATGCAGATCCTTCAGATGATGGAGGACAAACTTCAGGAGTGGCGTCGGGAATTGAAATCCACCACTTGACAACGCATAAATACTATGCCATCATTACATGGTGGCACACAGACCACACACATTAAATACGGAGAATACAAACATGTCTTTTGCAGCACTGAAGAAGTCTTCTGGATCTTCCTTCGCCAAACTGACCAAAGAGATTGAGAAACTTTCTAAACCCGCTGGTGCTAACGTAGACGAGCGTTTCTGGAAACCCACCTTGGATAAGAGTGGTAACGGTTACGCAGTCATTCGCTTCCTCCCCGAGCCTGATGGTGAGGACTTCCCCTGGGTGCAGGTGTGGAGTCACGCTTTCCAAGGTCCTGGTGGATGGTATATTGAAAACTCTCTGACCACTTTGAATCAGAAGGACCCCGTGTCCGACCTCAACCGAGAGTTGTGGAATAGTGGCAGCGATGCAGACAAGGAGACCGCTCGGAAACAGAAGCGTAAACTGTCCTACTACAGCAACATTTATGTTGTTAAGGACGAGATGAATCCTGAGAATGAAGGAAAAGTCTTCCTGTATAAATATGGTAAGCGTATCTATGATAAGATTCGCACTGCAGCACAACCTGAGTTTGAAGATGAGACCCCCATCAACCCCTTCGATCTTTGGCAGGGTGCAGACTTCCGACTGAAGATCTGTAAGGTTGCTGGATACTGGAATTATGATAAGTCTAGTTTCGCCAACCCGTCTACTCTCGGCAACTTCGATGACGATCAACTGGAAGAGATCTGGCGTCGCTCCTACTCTCTGAAGGCATTCAATTCTCAAGATCAATTCAAGACCTATGAGCAATTGGAAAAGCGTCTGAGTGAAGTGCTGAAGCAGTCCCCTCGTGTTGGCAACGTCCTTGATGAGTCTTTCGAGGACGAAGAAGAAACTGGCACACCGCCCCCTACTAAAGGGTTTGGCACTCGTGTAGAATCTTTCAAAGAGGAGTCCGATGATGTGGACCTCTCATACTTCGAGCGACTCGCTGAGGACGACTGATGACAACACCCAACTGGCAACACCATTCTAAGAAAGAAGCAAAGCGCACCTTGAAACCTCAGGCACTGCGCCAAGCGAAGAAGCGTCGTGCTGCCCTCAAGGCAAAACTACTTGCTGCTTCGGTGGTGCTAGTTGGGTTTGCATCTCCTGCTCAAGCAGTAACCTGGAAAGAGTTTTGGGAGCCTTTCACTGAGGACCATCACCACCATCACCACCATCATTACTCACGCCCAAGACCTCAAAGGGTCTGCTACAGGCAGGAGTATCGTGAAGAATACATCCCAGGCAACAGTCATACCCCAGGTTACGTCAGGGTATACCGAGACAAGGTTAGAATTCCTTGTGGGTGGTAAAACAAAAATGACTTTTCGATTACA